TCTTTGCATACCCCAATATCTGGCCAGAGACATCGTGTATCTCTGTGATGGAGGCAATGAGTGCTGGTTGTGCTGTTGTTGCTCCAAATCACGCAGCGTTACCAGAAACCACGGCGGGATTTGCTATGATGTATCCTTTTGATGAGGATATGAACAGACACGCAAATGTCTTCGCTCAATTGACTAAGGCTGTGATCGAAAATTATTTTGACGATAATCATCAGAATAAGTTACAGTTTCAAAAGACATATGCTGACAATTTCTTTGCCTGGGACAATCGAATTCCGCAGTGGACGAGCCTACTAGAACATCTAAGTGTTTGAAATCATTGTCTCTGATATTATATAATAATATAAAATTGTCTCTGATATTATATAATAATATAGAGTTGTAAAGGAGATGGTAGATGGCTATTAAAGTAAAACGGCGCCCTCGTAAAATTCGCACTCCCAAGACTTTGGACGAAAAGTACATGGGTTCCGAACCAACTTGGACTGATGAGGTTCCTACTGATACAGAAATGGGACGTGCCTATAACTGGTATAATTATTTCTATGGATACAAAGAATCAGCAAAGCTGCTTTTCGACAATTATCCCCGTGATAAAAAGGAAGTTAAGCTACTCAAGCGTCTTCCGGATTGGAAGGTCAATGGTGTAGTTTGTTACCAGGCTCGTATGATGGCAATGGGATGTAAACTTCCAGAAAGCTCAAAAGAATATTTCGATTCTAAAATTGATGGTATGCTTGAATCGGCAAAGCAGATTCGAGAAGAGAAAAAAGTAGAGAAAAAGGAAGCGTTTAAACCTTCAATCCAAGAACGAATTCGAGAACAGATCTCTGAATTTATCGGCGAGATTGAGGAACAGGTTGATATTCTAACTAACAATAAATTCAAGTCAGATTTTAATATGTACAAATGGCTGCAGCAGAATAACGTTAAACAGCAGCAGTCTAATGCCATCGGTCGATACTATAAGCCTTTGTTAACAGAATTGTTAGAGGTCCAGGGCGGCAGAGACGAACAGCTTAAAGAAGCCTATGGTAATATTAAGAAGGCTGAGTTAAAAAGATTTGTAGAGTTTATTGCTATGATTATTGGCGATGCTGAAGCGTGGGGGGCAAATCAAAAGACTGTTCGTAAGCCTCGTATTAAAAAGCCTCGTCCTATTGAAAAACAAATTCAAAAGGTAAAGTATCTCAAAGAACACACGGAGTTGAAATTAGTTAGCATCAACCCAGCTGAGATTATTGGCTCTAATCAACTTTGGATATTTAATGTCAAATATCGTAGGCTGACAAGATACGATGCTATTGGGCCTGCAGGGTTTGGCATTAAAGGAACGACTCTACAAGGTTGGGATCCTCAAAACTCTCTAACCAAAACAATCAGGAAACCAGAAGCAGTTTTAGAAAATATTAAAACTGGTGGTAAACGAGTGCTCAAGAAGGTAATGGATGAACTAAATACTAAGACGATTGAACCCAATGGCAGAATAAATCAGGATTGTATCCTGTTGAGAGTGATTAAATGAGTATGTCAAATAATATAATTTCATTCCCTGGTGGAAAAATAGGAGATCCTCCAGCTCAAAATACAGATGAGCTAGCCAAAGAGTTTCTCGAAAACAAAAAGGAATACATTGATAGCATTGTCGATCATTATGCTACTCAATTGGTTAACAAGCTTGGTATGCATGGGTTTGAGATTGGACAAGATAATTTCGTAAATAATTTTTCTTATACAATAGAAACATTTCGAGCAACTCTATATCAGACACTAGATATTGAACATCCATTTCTCGAACATATGGCTAATTTTATCGACCTTATTGACGATGAATTTGAAGATTTGGATTGACAAACTGCTAAATATATAATAATATAGAATAGTGATCAAATTAGACTTGAGAAATACAATGATTCTTGTTGACTTAAATCAGGTTATGATCTCCAATCTTATGCAACAGATTGGAGGAAAGAATGTACCCATTGAAGAAGACTTAGTCCGTCATATGGTACTGAACTCGTTACGTCTTTATAAAAACAAATTTAGCGAACAATATGGTGATCTTGTAATTTGTTGCGACGATAAAAACTATTGGCGTCGTGACATCTTCCCTTATTATAAAGCGCACCGCAAGAAAGACCGTGAGCAATCAGGTCTTGATTGGCATACCATTTTTGAAGTGTTAAATGGCATTCGTGATGATTTGAAAGAAGCATTTCCCTATAAGGTTATTCAAATTGAAAGAGCTGAAGCAGATGACATCATTGCTTCTATTTGTCATGAGTATGGGGATCTTGGAGTTACTAACGGTTCAGAACCTATTCTTATCTTATCATCAGATAAGGATTTTGTTCAGTTGCAAAAATATGCTAATGTAGAGCAATATAGTCCTATGCAAAAGAAGTATGTGAACTGCAACAATCCCGCAAGATATATTCATGAACACATTCTGAAAGGAGATAGAGGCGATGGAGTGCCTAATTTCCTATCAGCCGACGACACCTTCGTGAATGGTAAAAGGCAACGTCCTATCACTTCAAAGAAAATTGATGCTTGGAATGGAATGATTCCTGAGCAATTTTGTAATGAAGAAATGCTTCGTGGTTATAAGCGAAACCAGCAACTGGTTGATTTAGATTTTGTACCTCAAAACATTCAAGACGAGGTGATTGAAAAATTAGACAATTATAAATCTAATGGTAGAGATAAAATGTTTAATTACTTTATTCAAAAGAGATTGAAAAATCTTATGGAAGTTATCCAGGAGTTCTAATAAAAATGTATAAAGAAGGCGTGGCAGAGATCTTAGATAAGGTTTCTAAATTAAAAACTAAAAAAGAAAAAATTGAAGCTTTAAGAAATTGGCATAACATTGGATTAGAAAATGTTGTTGACTTGTGCTTCAACCCAAACCTAAAGTTTGTATTGCCGGAAGGAGAACCTCCTTACAAACCACAACCAAAGGAAGCAGATTGTCAAGCAACTCTGTATGCTAATTTGCGTAAGTTTGGTATTTTTCTCGAGAGTGGTCCGTATCCTAATATGAGACCATTTCAAAGAGAAAGCCAGTTTGTACAATTTTTAGAATCACTTGATCCGGATGATGCCAAGCTAGTCATTTCGGTCAAGGATAAAAAGATGCCGTATAAAGGTATCAATCGTAAGCTTTTTGAAGAGGCTTGGCCATCACTAGCATCAACATGGACAGTAAAGGAAAATGGGTAAAACATATAGACGTGATAAAGATCATTGGGAAGATGATCCAGTAAGATTTGAAAATAGAACTTCTTGGAAAAAGAAGAAGAAAGCTTTTAAAGAAAAACGCTCTCAAAGGTTAGATAATGACAAAAATAGTTTTGAAGAAGACAGCTCATATCATAGGTAACGGTGCTTCTCGAAAATCTTTTGATTTATTGGAATTAAAAAACAAAGGTGCTGTTTTTGGTTGTAATGCTTTATACCGTGATTATAAACCAAATTATACATTGCCAGATTATTTGGTAGCGATTGATGATGCTATTATAATAGAAATTGGAAGTTCTGACTTTCCAGCTGAGCGTATTCTAATTCCACCAGAAGAAGAAAAATGGGAGCCTGTTGAATTGCATTGGGGAAGAGCTGTAAATAAAAAATGGAATCCTGCTCGTCCTCGATCCAATGCTGGTATGAATGCTATCCTTGAAGCCATTAAATTAGGATACGATAATCTTTTTATTTTTGGATTTGATTTTCTAGTGGTCGATGAGAATATAGCAATGTCAAACTTATATGATGGCACTGACTGTTATGGACTTGAAACTAGAGCTAATCTACAGGATACTCGAAATCGTATGAAATATCTTGGATGGGCAATAGAAAAATACCTTGATATTCAGTTTAATTTTTGTTATAGTAAAGAAACAATAGATAAAGGTATCTATCGTCCACAAGCATCAAACTGCGATGTTATTAGTTTTGATGTTTTAAAAGAAAGAATTTTGGATGCATAATCTAAAAGGCGTTTATTGTCTTATAATGGTATCATTAATAAGTGGATGCGCAAATCCTCTTATTGTCAGTGGCGTGTTAAGCGTTGGACAAAGCATAGATTCTCACATAGAAATGATGAAACTTGAGACCAGGATAGAAAATCTCGAAAGAGAAAATTTTATAAAAACGTGTTGCTAGGAAAAATAATGTACGAATTTCTTATTATTCTCGGTCTATTGCTTCTTGTTGGCTTTTCTTTTTATGCTGGACATGAATGGACATTGCCTCGTGTCGTAGAGGATACTATCCATGCATTAGAAGAAGAAAAGATTATTCGTTTTGTTGAAAAGAATGATGGTTCTGGCGAAGTAGAAATTTATAGTGGAACCAAATTTTATAATGGAGGGGTGAAATGAATATTTTTGTCGTTGATGAAAATCCTATTGCAGCTGCAAATCAATTATGTGATAAGCATATTGTTAAGATGGTAACAGAGTCTGCTCAAATGCTTTCTACAGCTCACAGATTGCTAGACGGTGAGATGTATGTCGAAAAGAATGCTAATGGTCGTAATGTT